TCTTCATCATTTAGTATTTCGATTAATTCCTCATTACTATATGTTGGAACTTCATTATCTAATTCATACGCATCTATAAAATCAAAATCATTTTCATCATCTGGTAAGTCTGAATTATCTGTATCTTCGAACCCAGTAACTTTATACAAATCTGGTATGATTAATTCCCCACCTACCATATTTTGTGTAAACCCCCTTTCGTTCGGACTGATTTCAAATTCTAAAATGTATGGTTCTTTTGAATCAAACTTAATTGTACCTTTTGGTTGATACTCAATCAATTGACCCATTTCATTAAGATTTGTTTTATATTCTGCGTTTTTAATTTGTGAATCTAATTCTAAAATCATTTCGGTTCTATCTGGTGATATTTCAGAACCAATGTATTTTAATTCTCTTGGATAAACTTCTACTCTTGATGATGTATCTTTATCTTCACCGATATATGTAAAGAATTTTGTTTCTCCGTTTATTTCTTTTTCTTCTATTTGACGATTATAAATTTTTCCTTTATCATCAACATAAACAATAGTTTCTCTACCGGCAAGTCTTCTCAAAAATCTATACTCAACATCATACTCACCTTCAGTAAAACCTAAATCTCTTAGGTGTTGTCCGATTTTTAAATCAATAAAATCTCCGTCATTTTCAAAACTAACATTTGATAAATCTAAAACTTCTTCTCTTAGTAAAGTTCCTGTTGTATCATATACGCATAATTTTAAAAAATCATTTTCAAAATCTCTACCCCAACTACTATAAACTCGTTTAAGAGATTCGTAGTTTTGTATTTCTTTTTGTGTAAATCCGTATTCTGCCATTATGAGTCTTTACCTGGTGATTGGTCTTGAACATAAGGTAATCCTAACTTTAACCATATTCGTTGACCTTCTGTTGTTCTGTATATGTGATTTTCAATAACTTCATCATAGACAAAATTAGCTAAATCTTTTTTCATTTTCTTATATCTTTTCTTACTAATACCTGTTGCTTTTCTTTTTTTGTTTAATCTAAATTCTTCCCAACCCTCTGCATTGTTTACTTTTTGTGAAACAATAAATGACACAACTCCCCCAAACGGTAGTTTTCCAACATCATTAAAAAATTGTATTATCTTTGAGTGTAATAGTTTTGTTGACATATCTGGGTCAAACTCTTCTGAAAAGTATTCATTGACAAATTGAATTAAAAAGTCTCTATTGGTCATTTGAAATTCTACATTTTCTTCATCTACTTCTTCTGTTTCGGATACTTCAACATCTCCACCGGATTCAGAAGTTGGAACAAAAAATGTAAAATTACTTTCTACTTTTTTAGTATAAAACCTTTGTGTGTTTTGTAAACGAACATCTTCAAATGATTCTTCCAAAGCAATACCTGCTTCTTTAGATTCAAACGAAATCAATACTCCGTCTTCTCGTAAAGGTGTATTGGCATCAATTGAACCAGAAACTTGTTGTTTCTTTTTTAAATCTTCTATTCTATTTTGTAATTCTAATTTATTGGAATTAATTAGATTACTATATAGTTCAGATTTTTTTTCTGCGTCGCTTGGTAAATAAGGCATTATCTCACCACTCTAAAATCATAGTTATCATCATAGTAATTAATTTGTTCGTCTGTTGTTCCACTACCACTCACAACTTTGAATGCAAATCTATAATTTCTTTCTGATTGTAATCCGTTCATTTGAACTCTAAAGAAATTACCTGTGGAATCACAACTAATTCTTGAACCTGTACCAAATGGAATAATCACTTCTTCAGTATCTGCGTCTTTGACTTCATAAAATACTGAAGCACTTGGTAAGTATTTAATTGTTAGTTCGGCTGGTGTTGTAGCGAAAGTTGTTGTTGGATATAATTCTCTACCCACAACTCTAAACTTCACGATTGAATTTTCTTTGTATTCTTCTCTTAAATTTTTAACATACACTTTTAAGTTTTCTAAATCTGATGTAGTTAGTGGTGATAAGCTTCCTGTTGACCAAGAACTATCGTCCCAAACCACTTCCAACTTAGGTGGATAAATTGTATGAGTTTCACGAGAGAAATATTTTAGATTTCCTAAACGACTATCATCTCCCTCTTGTCCTGAATTGAAATCAAACATAGATGAACTTGGGTGGTCTCCGTGAGAACCACTATCTTCTCTTTTAATTATAAATCCATTGTTAGGATAATCAGAAGATGAATATATAAAGTTATTCACTAAGTCAGTTACATTTGCTCTAACATCTCGTTTGTCAAATGTCAAATCATAAGAAGTAGAAACTTCATATTGTCCTGTACTTGCTGTGAACCAAGCACCCCCGTCAGTCAATACTGAACCCGTAACCCAAGGTGTTTGTCTTTCGTGGTCACGATATTGATAAGTCGCTCCGTCTGATGTTACTGGGTCGTGGTCAAGTTTACCTGTTCCTTGTTTCCAACTACCACTAACCATATAAATGTGTAATGGTTGTTCTGCTTCAACCTCTTCAGAAGTTGCGTCATATAAATTTAAATAATACTTTGCAGTAGAAGGAATCTTTCCGTCTTGAATAGATTGTGATATATAAGATAAATCAAAATCAATCAATACTCTTGAAACATTTTGAACAACTCCGCCGTCAGAAACTGACTTGTTGATTTCTAATATTTCATCAAGTCCTGTGTTTCTTGAACTTGTTGTTCCACCTGAATAAAGTGTTGTATCTCTTTTACCAAATTCAAAATAATGCATTATCTATCTCCTACTACTTTACCCTCAATATCACTATTAGGGAATTTTAATTCAAATATACTTGGGTCTAATGAAGGATAAATTATTCCGTCTTTTGTTGCACTTTCAATATCATAAGTGTTTGAACTATAATCACCACCTCTCTTATTTTCAATCAATATCAATTCTTTGTTAGGATTGTTTGTTGATGGTGGAACTAACGATACTACTCCGTCCACTAAAGAAATCTGATATGCTAAATCACTCAATATAATTGGTTGTCCAATTTGCCATTTTTCAACTTGGAAAAACTCTTTTACTTTTTGAACTGCTTTAAACAATACATCATTTTTATTATATCCTCGTTTGACAATAATATCAAACTTAACACCAATGTTGATAATATATCCGTCTTTTAAATTTATAGCGTCAGTCAACAATCTATATTGTGAAAGATATATTTTTACATTTTCTTTTACTGCTCTATTGATTCTTTCTAAATTTTTGTTTTCATTATATCCTAACAAATACATATTCAATGCTAATGGATTTTGAACGGTGTTTGGTTGATTTCTTCTTGTATCTACTACCTCTCCGTTGATAACTTGTAATTGACCATTTGCTTCTAATTGTTCATCTTGAACAATATATGCTTTTGCTATGTTTCCATATTTTTGTGGTAATGAATAAACTCTTGTTATGTAGTCTGCTTTGGTTACGGCACGATTTTGTGCATTAAAGTAAGCAGATGCATTTTGTTTTATTTCTGTTAGAGTTTCTGTCGAAGCACCACCTGATGAAGGATTTTCATTAGTTACGGTTAAACTTGCATTTGATGTATCTTGTAAATCACTATTCAAACCTGTTGTAGAATTGGTATAGGTTTTTCTACTAAATGCATTTATTGAGTTTGCCGCAACATTGTGTTCAACCGCTCCACCATAATTATAATTTACGGTAAGTGTTGTGTTGCTTGGTGCTAAACCAAATGTTCTTGTTTTCAAAAAATTACTTGGGTCAAATGATTCATCTAATCTTGAAACACCAACACCCAATCGTGAACCAACATTATCTGGATTTGGAATCAATTCTTCGTCTGCATTATCACTAACACCTGAACCAAATCGTAATTCCATTTTATTGTCATCACGAACATAAGTTGTAAATCTTCTTGCGGTTTTGATAAGTTTTAATAAATAAGGAACATCATTTTTAAATTCTGATAATTCTGGGTCATTGACTGATGTATTTTCTTCATCTTCAAATACCGTATCTTGTGCTAAAAATGGAACTTCATAATATTTGTTATTATTACTATCAACAACTGATGTAATGGAAGTTACTTTATCATTTGATAAAACAATTTTATCAAATTCTTTTGCACTTGTAAATGTAAATGTTTCTTCTTCTCTTTGACCAGACAATGCCATACCTCGTTTTTTAAGTCTAAAGTTCGTTGGATTTGTTCCTGATGATGGTGGTAACATTTCTACTTCCATTGTGTCTAACGAACTTGATGTTTTAAAGTTAACATCATCAACCAAAGTAAACTCGGTTCCATTGGTTGCGATAAATGTAGAGTTTACTTCTAATTTACCTGCGTAATCTAAATCTGGTTTGTATACACCACTTTCTAATTTGGAAGGAACATCTACGGTAAAAGTTAGTTCAACCATAGAAGGTGTTGCTAATCTTGGTTTATATCCATATGATTGTGCAATCGCTAATACATTTTTTCTTTCTTCTGCGAACTGAATTAATGTTTCTCTAAATTGATTATCAACATAATAATTCAATACATCTCCAACATACGCTGCCATTTCAACAAACATCATACCTGGTGATGCTTCATTGAAGTCATTGTATTGTGTTGGGAAATATGATTTCGCAAACTCAATTAGATTTTCTCTAATGTCGGTAAAATCTCTACCGATATAATTGAGTTCTTTTTTAACTAACTTTTTATTTGTTCCGTAATCCGGCATTTCTAATCTCCAATTCTAAAGTCAAAGTTTAATATTTCAATCGTATCTGGATTTAAAGGTACGGAAAATTCAATCTGTACATTGACTTGATTTTGTTCTTGTACGGTAAATACATTGATTATATTAATATAAGGTAAAAAGGTATCGGTCGCTGAACGAATAGCTTCTTCAATTCTGTTCGGTATGTCTTGTCCTTGTTCAAATACAATAAACTTTAATTCACTACCGAAGTTTGGTTGAAATATTCTTTCACCTGGTGTAGTCAATAATAAGTTTCTAAGATTTGCTTTTGATTGTTCTAATACGGTTTTCGTTTTATAGAAAAATCCTTCTGGACTATAATCCAAAGGAAATCTTATTCCAACATACTTGTCGTCATTTCTATCTATTTCTCTTACGCTTCTTGCCATTATGGTCTAAATCCACCTTCGCCTTTTTTCTTATTGTTTATCGCTTTCATCAAACCAGAATAATCACGAGTTAATGCATTTTGAACATCTTCAGGAACTTGGTCTACTGAAACACCTGCTTTCTTGATTGAATCAACGGCTGCCATTTCTCGTGCTTTCTCTTTATTCTGTCCTCTACCTAAATCTCCATAACCCAATACTTCTGCCATATTGTCTGAACCTAATACACCACCACCCAATGTTGGATATTCATCTTCCATTGGTGCTCCTAATGGTTTAGTGTTGTTCAATACTTCGTTTAACGCTTGGTTTTTCGTGTATTGTTTTTTTGGTTTTTGTTTTACTACTTTTGGTTTAGGTGAAATCGTTTCTGATAATTTGATTTCTTCTTTTTCATTAATAAATATCTCACTCAGTTGTTTTTTAACTTCCTTACGGACAACTAATTCAATAATATTTCTTAACTTATCTTTGTTCATTTTTACTCCTATTGTTTAGTCAATTCTATAATTTTTACTATTTGATTCAATTGTTCAGCTTCATCTTTTTGTGTGGAAGCTTTCTGTATTGCTTCTTGTACTTGTGGTGAACCACCTTGTTCTAAATATCTTTGAATATCATCTCTATCAACACCTTCGGTATTGATTACCGCACGAATATCAGTTGTATCAATTGGTGTGTTGTTTGGGTCCGATTCATAAGCATCAAGTGCTTCTGTAATTGTTTCGGTACTTCCACCACCTTGTTGAACCACATCAAACGCATCTCCTAATGCTTTTATAGATGATGCTTTTACTTCAATGTCGTTTTGTATATCTAATACTTTTTGTTTTAACCCATCAATGTCATCATAAAATTTATCCCACTCGTCTGTTGGGAAGTCAATTGATAATCCGTCTAAACCAAGTGCTTCTCTAAATTCACTAAGTGAAATGGTTTCAAAATCAAACTTAGGTAAAAATTCTAAAAGATTAAATTCTTTTATTTTTTTTATAAGTTTTTGTAAGGTTTCAAATTTTATTTTCATACCCAACATAAAACTTGGATTAGGTATACCACCTGGTAATGTTGGTGGTAATAATAAATATGCCATAGCTTGTATCTCACCTTTGATGTAAGTAATAAATGGTTCCATTTGTTTTGCTAATTCAATACTTTGTTTTGGTAATAAAACTTTATCTGGGTCGCTTAGGTCTTGATTAAAATCTTTTGTTAACCCACCAATATAATCTCTCGTAAGTTCTTCTGCTATTAAGTTAACACCACCACTTAAATTTTTTATATCAACACCACCAAGTCCTCTTATAAAAACTTTTTTATCAGCTCGAATATTCAAATTACCTTCATTGGTCATTTCAAGTAGTGATGAATCATTACTTATTTCAATAGTACCAACATTGTCTGTGTTTCCTAATTTTAAATAATTATTAAATCTACCTTGAACTAATGTATCACCGATTTGAGTTGGTGCGTGTAGTGGTTTTATATCAATAAAGTTTTCACCTCTTGATAAATCTGTTGTTATTTCTTCTACTCGTGTACTTTCATTAAACTTAGAAAAATTAACATTAGTGATGTCTTCACTTAATCTTGATAAGTAAAAATGATTTCCTTTATATTCCATACCCAACCACAATTCACCTCGTAAAGGATATTGTAAAATGTTTGAGTTCAATGGTAAAAATGTTCTACCTTCGATTTCATCAATTGAATCTCCTTGTTCAGAAAATACATATCTACCGACAATCTCTGCTGGATTCTCAAGTATTTCCACAACCTCGAAAACTTCAAGTTCGTAGAATTTTGAGTCTTCTTTGAGTTGGTCCAGTATTGCATACAATTCATTTTTAGTTACATATGAATTATCAAATACATTATCCAAACCAGACCCAGCGTCTGTTTTTGTATAGGCCATTAATTTTCCTTACTGATAGAATTTTCTATTTCGTCTTTTTTGATTTGTAACTCTTGAACATCAGATTCTATTGCGTCCATAAGTTGTTGCTTTTCGTTTTCCGATAAACCAAACTCATCTCCTGAATCAGATACTCTTTTTTCTGCTGCTGTAATTCTTTGAACGATTGTTGCCAACTTAACCAATTGTTCATCGTTCTTGACATTGATTTCTAAATATTCTTTTAACATAGGAATAATCTGAACGGCTGTATCTCCGTCCTTGATAAATCCCACTACCTCTTTCATCAATACTTCTAATTGTTGTTTATTAGTTTTGGAATTATCGTAGATGTCTTTGAATACATCAGATATGGTTTTTCCTTCAAATATTTCGTAGTCTTTTGCCATAAATTTTACCTAACAATAAATATACAAATGTTAAAAAATAGGAATATATATTTATATATTG